GATCACCAAAGGCGCTGGTGTCGACAACGGTTTGGCTCTGACGGCGGCAGCCAATGCTGGCGACATCGTCAAAATCTTGATCAAATAAGGAGAGCCGACATGGCACCACGCAATATGAATACTGGCCAAGCGCGCGTCATCGACCCGATCCTGTCGACGCATGCGCGCGGCTACACCAATGCTGAAATGATTGGGCACCTGCTGTTCCCGATCGTCAGCATCCCGGCACGCGGAGTGCGCGTTCTGAAATTCGGCAAAGAGAGTTTCCGGATGATGAATACCCGCCGTGCGCCCGGCGCTGAAACTGCCCGTGTGCAGTATGGCTATGCGTCTGATCCAGTTGCGCTCCAACAAGACAGCCTCGAAGGCCTCGTGCCTTGGGAGAACATGCAGGAGGCTTCAGCTGTGCCCGGCGTCGACCTCGCAAGTGGTTCGATCGAGATGGTGCTGGACGTCATTGCTTTGGGCCGTGAATTTGCAATCGCCAAGTTGGCGCGTGATCCATCCAAATACGGCGCGAACAACAAAATGGCGCTGACAGGCGCTGACAAGTGGTCCGACGATGCCAGCAATCCATACGCCGACATTCAAGAAGGTCGTGAGCAGATCCGTCGCCGCATCGGCCGCTATCCGAACCAACTGACGCTCGGTCCAGGAGCGGTCTCGGTACTGACAAACCATCCGAAGATCAAAGAGCAGTTCAAATACACCAGCGCGGATTCCATCACGCTTGAAATGCTGGCCAAGTATCTGAAGCTGGACAAGGTGATCGAGGGCAAGGCCGTCTATCTGCCCGAAAATGCAGGCGACGATGCCGATGCAACAGACGTCTGGGGCGATGATGCGATCCTGTCGTTCACACCGACGGGCAGCAATTACCGGATCCCCTCCTTCGGCTACACCTACCGCCTCAACGGTCATCCGCTGGTCGAGCAGCCCTATCCCGAACGCAACCGCAAAAGCTGGATGTATCCGGTAACCGAAGACTGGTCGCCCGAGCTGACCGGTGCGGATGCAGGGTTCCTGTTCCAGACGCCGGTCTAGGCCGGATCGGCACGCCATAGGCAGGGTTGTTGCCATGACCCTGTCTCCTTCCTGAGCATGAAGCAAAACTGCTCAAGAAATTCCACAGGGGATCTGTGAGCAACGCGCCCAAAAGAGCGTCGAGCAAGACCAGAACCGGAGCCACGCACGGCGGTGGCCGATGGTCAGGACAAATACCCAACCACGGACATATTCCGTGGGAGCCGCACGCAACAACGAGGAACGATCATGACCCATATCGCGACCCAACGGATCAAGAAGAGCGGCAAGTTTTACAGTGCTGGTGAGGGTATTGTCCTGACCGAGGCCGAGCTGGCCGACCTGCCTGTCGGCGCGGCCGTTCCGGATGACGGCCAGACCGAGCTTGAAAAAGAGCCGCTGACCGAAGAGCAACAAGCGGTAGCGCTTAAAGCTGCGGTAACGCTCCTGAAGGATGCTGATTTCAAACAGGACGGCGAGATCCGCGCAGGCGCACTGAAGGTGCTGTCCGAGGGTCTGGGCTTTGAGGTTTCCGTCGAGGCGGTTGCAGATGCCAAAGCATCCGCAGAGCAGGTGTAAGCACAAACATGGGCCGGTTCCTTTCATCCGCAGACTTCATCGCCCAGTTTGGTGAAACCGAGGCCCGTCAAATTGCGGGCACCGGCGACTTCAACACAGCCGAGGGAAGCCAGATTAATCTGGCCGAAATCGAGGGCGAAATTGCTTTCGCGGATGAGCTGATTGCGGGCTATGTCCTGTCACGGCATCCGTGGGTCGGCGAACAGGATGTGGCCGACATTCCAAACCTGCTGAAAGGTCTGGGGGGCGATATCGTCCGGTACCGGTTGCGCGACAAGAACGCAGGCACCGGACAGGTCTCCAAAACGGTCGAGACCCGCTATGGCGATGCCCTGAAGCGCCTCGAGCAAATCCAGATGGGCAGGCTCGATTTGCCACGTGACCGGCGCGATGGCGATGACCTTGCCGCCGTAGAGCTTCCCGAGAGTGCCAGCGACACCGCGCGCATCTCCGGCCCGAAGTCCAAAGCTGCTGAAATTCTGGAGGGGTACTGATGTCCACTGACGCACCCATTCCAGCGCTCACGCACTTGGAGAAAATTCAGATCGGTCTGGTCGCTGCCCTGAAGGCAGGCCTCGACGCGAAATATCTGATCGATGTCTTTCCGGACAAACCCGAGCAGTACGACACCGGCAACGCGGAAAAGTGGGCTTTGGTCCAATACACCGGATCTCGGTATTCCGATGCAGAGGACGCGGCGCGATCGGCACAGGGCCGTCGGGCAGAATTCGCTGTCCACCTTTCCCTGCGCGCCGTCGGAGTGCCCCTGCGCGCTGCCCGCGAGATTGACCAGGTGCGCCTCGCGTTGCAGGGCCAGAAGATCGAAGGCGCCCTCATCAATGTAACCCGCGACGGCCTTCTGGATCAGGACGGCTCACTCTGGCGGTACGTTGTCGAAGTGGCCTGCGTGTTGCGCGCCGTTCCGCTGCAGCGCCGCCCCGTCGCACCGTTCATCACCGATTTCACCAAAACCGAAGGATCCTGATTATGGCCCGATATACCTACACCGGCCCCGTGCAGAACATCTCGCTCGCCGTCGGGCGCAAAAAGGACAAGGACGGCGTCGAGCGGTCGGAGTTCAAGGATTTCAGGCTCTCGCCAAACGGCAAGCCTGTCGATCTTCCAGAGGGCAATCCGATCATCGCATCGATGCTGGACAGCAAATTGCTGATCCCGGTTGAGGCGAAAGAAACGGGCAGCAAAGCCCCCGCAACCTCCAAAGGAGACAAGTAATGTCAGGTCCATATTTTGGCGTTGAAATTGTCGAGACGGGCGCAGGCTCTTCCTCGGTCAGTGATCCCAAGGCCGCAACCTGTTTTCTGATCGGCACAGCGCCGGTTGGCGAAGTGCATGCCGATGCGACAGAGCGCGCTGCCTATATTCAGACCCCGGTACTGATCCGCAACCGTGAAGACGCGGTTGAAGCGTTTGGCGAGCATACCGAAGGCTACACCATTCCCGCAGCACTTGATGCGATCTTTGATCAGGCGGGCGCGAATGGCATCGGTGTTATTGAGGTCTGGAACGTCTTTGACCCTGACGTTCATGTAGAGGTGGCAGATGTCACCAATCTGGACATTATTGGCAGTTTCACGGCATCGGGCAAACCGCTAGGCCTCAAGGGTGCTTACGGCAGCTACCAGCGCTTTGGGCGGTTCTGCAAACTGCTTCTCGCACCGGGCTTCACTGGCCTGGTCGGTGTACGCGCAGAGCTTGAGGTCATTGCTAACCGTATTCGTGCCCGAGCGATCCTGGACACCCCGATCGGTGTTACTTCGCAAGAAGTGATTGAGGCCCGTGGCCCAACCGGCGCGTTTGATCTGCAGTTCTCAAATCGTCGCCTTGTGCCTTGCTGGCCGCACATGAGCGTTGTCGACCTCGCAAATGGCGGCACCCGCCTTGATCCATATTCCGCGCGGTTTGCTGGGGTATGGCTGCGCACGATCATTGATGACGGGTACCACCATTCACCTTCAAACCGTCCGATCTTTGGCATCGAGGGCGCCGAACAACCAGTGCTCTACATCCCCGGCGACAAGCAGTCCGAAGTGCAGGGCCTGCGCGGTGCCGGTATCGTCACGATCGAGGAGCGCTACGGCAAGGGGCCGCATACTTCCGGTAACCGCTCGAGCGCATATCCGACGGATACCGACATGCGGAACTTCCTGCACGTCCAGTTTACCGAAGACATGCTGGACGAAGCCACCATCGCCTTTCTGGATCAGCACAAAGACCGCAATGGCAGCCCTGCGCGCGTTGAATTCCTCGAAGAAGGTGTGAACGAGCACATCCGCTCCAAAACGCTTGGCGATGATCCCGCCTTGCTGGGTGGCCAGTTCCGCTTCGACCGCAGCCGCACAACGCCGACGTCCGTCTCGGCGGGCCAGTTCTTCTGGAAGCTGGACTATGCGCCCGTGGGGATCATGGAAACCATCACTGTCGACCGCAACATCGACACAAACATCATCTCAAGCGCGCTCGGTTTGGCGTCTAGCTAAGAAAGGAAGCGATCATGCTACAGCACGGTCAAATTACCGACGCGGAAGTCTACAGCGAGCAGAACTCGCTTTGGGGGATCTGCGACAGCTTCGATGTGCCTGAAATCGAAAATGGCACCTACGAGCACAACACGCTGGGTTCTATCGGTGTCCTGAAAATGGCCAAGCGGGGCGCGGTTCAGGCGCTCGAAGGTGTCATGACGCTGAACCATCCCGAACCGGATCTGATGCGCATGACCAGCGATCCGCGTACCATGGCAAAGTTTCAGCTGCATCAGCACCTCGATATCTTCGGCGCAGGAGGCTTTGAGGAGACAACGTCGACGACGCTCATCACCCATGTGTCCGTCATGTTCCCGAAACGCGCTTCTCCGGCGGCCAGCAAAGAGGACGGCAAATACACTGCCGACTTCATCGCCTACCGCTTCATGCAGCGCCTGACGAGCGAGGAGACACCGATCGTGGAGTACGATTTCTTCTCGCGCACTTACAACGTCGACGGCAAGCCCGTCTGGCCGCGCTAACGCAGCGCTCAAGAGTTCAGCCCGGTTTTTGAGAGTTTCCGGGCTGATCGGTGGCCCCCTGCGTTGGGGTGCGTAGGTGGGCCGCCACATCAACCCTGATCCCCGGAGAAGACCCATGACCAAAGAAGCAAAAGCCGCTGACATGAGCAAAACCGAAGCTGAAACAGGCGTCATCGCCAAGCTGAAAAAGCACAAGGCGTCGCAGACCGGCACTCAGGATACGACGCTGCCAGAAACAGGCATTAAGGTAACATGGCCCAAATTCCAGTCCCACGGCATGTGGATGAAGGCACAGCGCTTGTCCAAAAAGAACCCGATGGGTGTGGCCGATATTTACATGGCCCTGATCTGCAAATTCGACGGCGAGAGTATGACGCTCACCGACTTTAACGATCTGGTACCGACGGGTGATGCCTTGCACCTGCTGGGCGAAGTCATGGGCGAAGACGAAGATGAGGATGACGCGGGAAACGCGCTTCACTGAGCACTGAGCTCGACCACATCCATCTGATCGACAGCGGCTTCAGGCACAGCGAGCTCGAGACGATGTCGGAAGAGGAGTTCTGTTTCTGGCGCGATGCACGTGCCGATTACGACCGGTTGATCGATGAAGCGCGCAAAGCGGCAAACGCAAAAGGTGGTAAAGGCTGATGAGTCGTCGCAAGGCAGAAATGGTATTGGAGTTGATCGACCGGGCCACCGGGCCCGCTCGACGCTTCATCCGTATGCAAGACCGCATGGGCAAGGCGGTCGAGGCGAGCAATAAGGTAGCCGCGCGATCCGCGCGCACCACAGACCGTGCCGCGAGCCGCACAGAGCGGACCTTAGCGATGCTTGCCCAGACAGCCCGCAGATCGTTTCAGGCAGTTGTTGATGGCTCCCGACGCGCAGGCCGCGCTGTTGGGGCTTTACACCGGAAAACGGTACAGCTCGGGAAATTGGGCATTGGTCAAATCGGGCAAGGCTGGAACCGCTCGCGTGGCGGCCTCATGGCCGGAGCCGCTGCTGTCACGGTAGCCTACGGCGCGGCTGCCGCTGCCGCTGCCGGTCTTGTCGGCACAGCATCCGAATTCGAGAAATTCCAAACCATTCTGGAGACGACAGAAGGCTCATCAGCCGCCGCCAAAAAGGCAATGGGGTGGGTGCAGGATTTCGCGGTAACAACACCCTACGAGCTGGCACAGGTCACCGATGCGTTTGTCCAGTTGCGAGCTTATGGTCTCGATCCGACGCAGGGCCTGATGGTGTCCTTGGGTGACACGGCCGCCGCGATGGGTAAACCGCTTAGCCAGGCGGTAGAGGCAATGGCCGACGCAGTCATGGGTGAAAATGAACGCCTGAAGGAATTCGGGATCACGGCGTCAAAGACAGGCGACAAAATCACCTACTCCTACACCAACGCTGCAGGCGAACAGGTTAAAGCCGCTGTGCGCGCCAGTGACCGCATTGCAATTCAACAAAAGCTCATGGACATCATGAACGAGAAATACGGCGGCTCTATGGAGCGGCTGTCAGCCACCTGGGATGGCATGATCTCCAACGTTCTGGACCTTTGGACCAAGTTCCAGATGATGATCATGAACGCGGGCCTGTTCGACTGGATGAAAGGCAAGCTTCGAGAGGTGCTGGATACCATCAACCAAATGCAGGCCGATGGCACATTGCAGGAATGGGCCACTTCCATTGGTATCACCATTCAAAACGCCCTGACGCAGATGTGGGATTTTGGCAAAGGTGTTTTCGCGCTGTTTGTTGAGCTCAAAGGATATCTCTCATCAGCCGCCGAATACGTCGGTGGATGGGACAATCTTGCCAAGGTCCTCGCTGCGATAGCCTTCGCGCCGACACTCATTGCAACAGCGGCCGGTCTCGTCCAGATTGCAAGTGGGCTGGCGATGCTGACAACAGCTCTCATGGCGAATCCCATAGTTCTGGCAATCGCTGCAATCGCAGCTGGTGGTTTGTGGATCTATAACAACTGGTCTGGACTTGTGGTGTTTTTCGAAGCGTTCGGAAAAGCGTTCATGAATGCACTGGGCCCGGCACGCCCGCTGGTTGATGGTTTTATTCAAAAAGTCCAACGTCTGTGGAGTTGGATTAGGCGTCTGGTTGGCCCACTGGATGCCAGTGCAGAACAGTGGGAAGCATGGGGCACTGCGGTCGGTGACTACGTGGGCTCGGCCCTCCTGTCGGTTCAGAACTTCTTTGCCGCACTAAACCCCTTCAATTGGGGTGATTACATCGGTGAGATCAACTGGGCTGGCCTTGTTGGTGGTACGTTCGCAATTTCCACGCTGATCAAACCGATTGCGTGGTCCACAAAACTCTTGGGTGGCACAGTTAAATGGGCGCTGCTGGGGGGCAAGTTTGTCCTCAGCACTCTGATCAAACCGATCGTGTGGTCCACAAAACTCTTGGGTGGCACAGTTAAATGGGCGCTTCTTGGCGGTAAGTTCGCCCTATCAGGGCTTTTGACACCCATCCGCTGGGGTGCAGCACTCATCCCTAAAATTGGTTGGCTGGCACTGGCTGGTGGCGGCAAAAAATTTGCGCTGACCGGACTTTTGACGGCGTTGAAGTGGGGCGCCCGCTTGATACCTGGCATCGGCTGGGCCGTGCTCGCGGGCGAACTCGCATGGCATCTGTTGATCAAAAAGATCGACTGGTCACAGTTCGAGTGGCTGAAATTCGATTGGAAAAGCCTTCTTCCCCATTGGAATTGGGGTGCCATTGTCCCAGACATAGATTTGGGAAAATACCTCAAACGGCCGAGCTGGTTGGGTGGTAGTTCTGAGGTTTCGGCTGCGGTGGAAATCAGCAATCCTGAAACGTTGCTCGAGGCGGCACGCGCAGCAGAGCATCTCGAAACCCAATTCCCCAAAATCACTGCGGCCGCAGCTGCGGCACTGACAGCGGCCACGGCAAGCCTGAACAGCATCACAACAACATTCGCCGCGGCTGATTACACTTCAGAGGGCGCACGTTTGATCCAGTCGCTCGCCAATGGCATGCTGGCACAAAAAGAGGCAGTGCGCCAAGCAGCCCTTGCAATCGGTCAGACGATCCGGACTGCGTTACCGAATTCAGCCAGTGCCAAAATCACTGTGAATGGTGCGGAGACAAGCGCGCCAACGCAGAAACGTGCACGGGGCGGATCATATGCGCCGGGGTGGTTGATGACCGGTGAGCAAGGTCCGGAGCTCGAATACAAGTCACGCGGCGGATATATCGCCCACAACCGTGCTCTGACCAATATGGCAGCGATGTCTGACAAAATCGCCAATGCCAACCAGCAACCGGGGCGAAGCGCATGGCTCAAGGGGGCAGCGGTCTCCGCAGGGATTGCCACAACCATGGCAGCCGTGCCCGCCGCCGCCGAGGTATCGTCTACGCAAGCCCCGATGTCAGAGGCGGCTGTAGGGGCCAAGTACATGCGCGGGGGGGACAGCACGTCGGTTTCACTTTCAGCGCCGGTTTCGATCACAATCGCAGGAAGCGTCACACCTGACGTCATGACAGATCTTGAGGCGCGCCTGACCCGGCACAAAGAGGAAATTTCCAGCATGATGGAAGAAATGAACCGCATGAAGCGCCGTCGGGAGCACGGCTGATGTTGGGACTATTCGGCACGTCGATCATTGGAACAGATCATCTGACCGGCCCTACGTCCGATTTAGAGGAAAAGTCGGCGCGCTTTGTACGCCATGAGCTGGTGCGCGGAACCCCAGCCATTCAGGACTTGGGAAATGACGCGGGCACGAAGAAACTAAAATTCTTCTTTGATGAGACGTTTTGCGATCCCGAAGCCGAGCTGCGCAAAATCAACATGGCCTTCGAGGGCCGTGTTCCTATGCGTCTGTTCTTTGATCTCGTCGGGTTCGAGATCGGTGCGTTCCTGATCGAGCGCTTGCGGATCGAGCGACAGCAAACAAGCCCGTCGGGGCGCGTCGTGCGCATCGAGCTCGAAGTGGAGCTGCTGGAGAGCTCCATTTCGCTGGGCGGCCTACTGGGGGCTGCTGCTGGCCTTGTCCGCGCCATCACCAATCCAACACTGCGCCGGGGATGAAGACCATGGAATACTTCAGCTACGAGACGAAAAATGGAGACCGGTGGGATCTGATTGCGTTCGATTATTATGGCGATGCCAAGATGATCAAACCGCTCCTTGTGGCAAACCCCGAGATTGTGGGGAGCGCATCCGAACCCGCTCCGCTGGTATTTTCCAAAGGCGTCATTTTGCGGGTGCCAGTGTTACCGTCGGATGAGATCGACAAAGCACAATTGCCGCCATGGAAGCGCTCATAATGTTGGGGCCCCAAAAACCAACCGTCGACATTTCCATCGGCGGCAGTCCGGCGGGGCTATTTATCGGCAATGCCTTAAAGGACTTCACCTACAGCGATGTGCATCATGGCGAGGTCGACGAAATCCATTTCACCCTGGCGGATAGCTCCGGTTTGTGGCGCGGCAGTTGGGGCATTGATGAAGGCACCGAAATTACGGCCATAATCGGCTATGCCGGACTATTGGGGGCCAAAGTACCCTGTGGAACCTACGCCGTCGATGAGGTGGAGGCACAAGGCGACAGCAGCGGCGACAGCGTTGTGTTCAAGGCGCTGGCTGCGTTCACGTCAAAGGATCTGCGTACCAAACGCTCTGAAGCCTACGATCAGATGTCGATGAAAGACATTGTCGGTCGCGTTGCGGGTCGCCATGGGCTGAGGGTCGTCGGCGAAATTCCCGACCTCAAATTTGAACGGATCAGCCAGAACAAGGAAAGCGATCTGGCCTTCATGACCCGCTTCGCCGAGGATTGGGGCTGCTACTTTTCCGTCAAGGGCGACCAGCTGGTGTTCACAACGCGCAGCTCGATCGAGAATGCTCCTCCCGTCCGTGTTTTTAATCTCATCACTGGGGACCGCTCGATGCGCTACTCGCTGCGCAAATCGACCCATAATCTCTACAAAAAGGCCGAAGCGAAGTATCTCAACCCCAAATCCAAACAGCTGCTGACTGCAGTTCGCGAAGATCCGCGAGTGCCATCCGGTGACACGTTGAAGATCGATGACCGTGCAGAGACGCAAAGCCATGCTGAGCGGCAATGCGAGGCGCATCTGGCGCGCGAAAACGACCAGTTGGGGACTGGCAAGCTGTCACTGGTTGGTGACCCTTTGCTTGTGTCGGGACAGGTTATCCAACTTGGCGCCACGTTTGGACGTTATGCCGGCCGCTGGCTGGTAACCGCAGCCGAGCACAACTTCGGCGCGTCCGGTTACACGACATCCCTTAATCTGAAGGTGCTCTGATATGGGCGAGATGAAACGCGGCAAGATTGTCGAAGGTCGTGGCTCACAGGTTCGCGTCCAGTTCGAGGACAATGACGGTGTGATCTCGCCCTGGCTTGATGTCGCCCAGGACTCCACAATCGGCAAAAAGTCCTATCGCAGGTTTCAGTTTGGTGAGATGGTGCGGTGCTATCTGGACCGCAAAGGCGAAAGTGGCGAAGCGCTTTATGCCATCTACAACGACCAAAACGCGGCGCCCATTGATGGAGACGATGTCTTCTACGAAGAAATGCCCGATGGCTCCGTTCTGAAATGGGAAGGCGGTGCGTTCTCATACACAAATACCGCAGGAACAACCTTTACCGTGGCCGGTTCTGACGTCACCATTTCGGGCAACCTGAAGGTGTCGGGCAATTTAGACGTAGGTGGCTCTACC